ATCAGTGCGTTCTCTACCATCAGTATCTAAAATTTGTCCAAAGAAACCACCACCAGCAATATCAAGTGTGCCGTCATCAGCAGTGGGGGTAGTGAATGATGGTACACTACCCTCTGCTTTTTTTGGTCTTTCTATACGGAACCCGAAAAGTTCAGCCATTATATATTTTCTCCTACGTTCTATTTAGTAGGTAAATTAGAACGATACACCAGAAGGTTCAAAGTGCTGATATCTCCAAGTAACTTCAAAAGTTTCAATTTCCGTTGCTTCTGCATTTGTCAGTTCAATAGTACCAACTGTCAATGGATATGCAGCTCTGAATATATAACTCTTAATGACTGTATCATCACGATCTAACTGTTCTACAGTCAAATCAGTCTGATAGTCAGCAGGAGAAACAACACCAGTATTATTTGCATAATCATTAATACCATTCTGCCATCTTTCCATTGCATTTCTAATCATGAAATCAGTATCATTCATAAAAGTGGTAGTCCAAGTCTCAGGAGCTGGACGATCACCAGAAACATAAATGTTTCTTCCACGAAATGGAACAGCAATTTCACCCAAGGTGGAAGCTGGTAAATTAGAAGCAGTTACTAGGAATGAAGTTCTACGAACATCTAATCCGATAGCAATGCCAGGTGGAGGAGTAACAGTTACCCTATATTGGTTGGCTCTTGCACCACCACCGATTAAGTTTGCTTTAAAGTCATCTATATTTGCCATGATTAACCTCCTACCTCACTAAAGGCAACCCCTGTTCTGGTTGCGATAAAGTTAAGCGTTATAAAGTTAATAGAACGAGCTGGTTTGATAAAAATATCACCTATAAACTCGTTTCGGTCAATAACTTCACCTGTGTTATTTGTTCCATCAGCAACTACAGAAAAATCTGTGATACCTCTCCGTCCTTGAACATCTCTTAGGAAAGGTTCTACCAAATTTCTAAATTGTGCTCTTGTAAATTCATCGTTGAACTCAAAGAGTTGAAATTTAGCAGCTGTTGCAATCGCTTTTTCAAGAACTAAGAACAATCTTCGCACGTTAATACGATCAAATGCACTTGGTTTTGTAAGAGCAGTCTTGTCACCAAACAGAACCACACCTTGGCCTGGAAAGTTAACAACAGGATTAACTCTAAAACGATATAATTGATCTCTCTCACCCTGTGAAGGATTGTAAGATAGTTTGATTGCACCACGAACATTACCACGATTAAATCCAGCAGGAGAGAACCAAGGGTCTGCAACTCCATCAGTGTGAGCACAAAGACCAGCAGTATCTCCATTCATTGGAACAAATCGATATACATCATTATATTTGTCGTACATATACTTGTAGCAACTATCAAACACCATATAAGAAGATGAAGGACATAATTCAAATGCTTCAACAACATTTTCTGTCTGTGTAGTTGAATTTGATATACCAACTGTTGCAGCACGATATGGAGAAACAAAACCTACACAGTCCTTACGACCTTCTACAAGAGAAGTTATCATAGTTACGTGTGTATCTTGTCCAGCTGCAGTATCAGTAACAGCAGAACTTGGCCCACCAAGAATTAAATTTACATCAACACCTTCAGTATCAGCAAACTTATCATATGCAAGTTCAAGTTCACCAGCAGTAACAGCATAATCGTCTGTTCCACCTGTTAAACTAACAGTAGTGATAGGTATAACTGAAGTGTATGCAGATGTCGTATCTGTTCCCCAATTAGTACCAGCAGCAATATGATCACCCCACAATACAAATTCAGATTGATTGAATAAAATTGTTGGATAATATATACTGTTTCCTTGAGGCCCTTTAGCTGAAGGATTTTTTGATAGGTTAGCATAAGTTTCTATAACAGAATTACCTCTTTGACCAGCAACGTTAACATCTGATCCAGTAATATCACCAGTTGTATCAAAAATTACAATATGAACTTCATCTCCAGTTCCACGACCATTTACTCTGTTAAACTCAGATTGTCTTGGAGCAGAATCAAATAAGTCTGACCATCTCCAACGTCTTGTTATATAAGAGTTGTCAGGAATAATAGTCTGTAACCCACCAGAGTCAGGATCATCCTTTAGACGAATACTTAATACTTCACCAGAAATACCAGTAACTTCATACTGAGTATCACCAGCTTCAACAGATGCATATGGTGAAAGTGCTAACACTACATCATCCGCAACCGTAATTGGTTTATCTAGAATTAGAGCAGTTTGAGAAGTAACTGTTTTAATTTTAACTATTTCAGTAATACCAGCACCAATAACACGTTGACCTACAGCAGCAGTACCAGAATTTGCATCAACCACAAGGTTAATAGAACTGGTAAGAGCACCATTAACAACAGCAGTTACAGAGTTGTTTGTATGAAACTTAATCATATCACCAACTTGAAAAGCAAATCCTGCTTCATCAGCATCATCAACAGTAATCGTTGTGTCACCGACAGCACCAGCACCATTAACTAGGTTATTAGTACCTAAGTCTTGCTCATATGCTTGTGGAGAAGGACAGAGTTCAACACCAAGACTATTTCCTGTAGTACCAGCAAATCTTGCAATCCAATCGTTTGTTGTACTTTGTCCATCACCTGTTTCTGAAAAGAAACTTGCAAGGTAATGATCATCATCACGTACTAAAACACCAGATGCTTCACCAGCATTTACGATAGCTGATTCTGCACGAACAACTTTTAGTGCATTACTATATTTAAGAAAGTTAGAAGCAGTAAACCAAAATTCAAAATTATCTGCATTAGGTTTACCAAAATTTTTGAGGAGGTCAGCTTCAGAGGTGATATGCGTAATGGAACTCACAGGGCCTTTTTCAAAAGGGCCCGCAATTGCACCAATTGTGGTGTCAACTGATGGAACAACATTAGTTAAATCAATCTCTTTGACATGAACGCCAGGAGAAACTAGAAAAGACATTAATTGTACTCCTTATCTTTAAGAGTTGGAATTTGTTTTGTAAAGATATTTATAAAAAACAAAACTTACAAAAACTATTTTTATAAGTGTTATAACATATAAATAATATCATGGTAAATACACATTATGAGAAATATAAAGATACTATTAAAAAGGTAGCTCGTAGAAACTATCGTAAGAGAATCATACTATTGAATGAAAATCTTGCAGATAAGTCCTGTAAACACTGTGGAGAGAGTGAAACTGTGTGTTTAAAGTTCTATCCTCACGATGCAGAAATACGAAAAATAACTAAAAGAGTCGGTACTAATCCTAAAAGTAGAAGAGAAATATTTGATCTTATAGACAAAAGTATTATATTGTGTAGTAATTGTTGGATAAAAGTTGATAGTGATTTAATAGAGTTTATATAAAACTACCAATCTGAACCATAATCTCTTACTACTGCAGCCCACTTTGTACCATATTCATCTACCATATTTCCTATATTCTCATCTTCTAAACCATTTACCACGAAACCAAAAGGTGCCATATCCTGTTCTAATGCGTCCTGTTGTTCTCTCATCATTGTTTGTCTAACATCCATATCAGTTAACTCTTTAAAATATTGTTGGTCTACAGTCCAAGCAAATATAAAAAGACACGCAACTAAGTCATCATTGCATCCATCATCAGCTTCGTGTGACGAACCTTTGACTATAAATGTAGATAATTCATTAATAATTTCTAAATCTTCTACTAAAAGTTTATCATCCTCAATCAATTGTTTAAGATTAGAACATCCTATTTTCTTAACAGCCTTTGTTGTCCTAACACCTAGTTGTGCTTTACCCCCACTGAAACCTCCTCCTAGTACCTGTCCTGACCTTCCACGCATCGATGCCATGATAAGATTATCATACTCTAAGTCGAATTGCATAGTGTTTGCAACCTGTTCACCTATATCATTTACCTCTATAAGAACAAATGCTTGGTTATATGCACGAGCAACTTCATAAATTTTCGCTGGGAATAGAAGGGGTTTTATTTCGTTGTCTCTGTATTTTGCCACTACTCTATATGGCATCTGTGTAACATCAACTACAATAAATGCAGAATAGTCGTTCTTTGTTCCCCGTGAAACATCAGCAGTAATTACATATGTGTGTGCTTCTTGTGGAGGTATATGAATATCAAGACCAGCATTTGATTGTTTGGGTGATCTATAAGTTAATGTTTTAAGTTTTTGTGAAGATATAAGAGTATTAATAGAACCAAGAAACTCGCACTCAAACTCTGTTTGGAATTGTTGTAGTGAGGTATTTTTAATAGTTTGTTTTTTCCACTCCTCATCACGGCCTGGTACTTCACTCCAATGAACCTCAATAGGAACATATTCATTACGATCTTCCTCTGCATCTATCCACAGTTTATAGAACATATTCATACCATGTGGAGTAGAAACGATCATCACCTTTGTTGTTTTTCCAGATGATATGGTAGGATAAACAGAACTAAAAAATTGTTCGGCTACGTTACTAGGAACGTAAGCAAACTCATCAAGGAAAATAATATTATAAGAACCGCCACGAACCGCACTGGCAGAAGTAGAAGATGCAAGAATCTTTGAACCATTTTCAAGTTCTAAACTCCCTTTGTTCCATGACATTACTCCTTGTTGTAACCATTTGGGTAAATGTTCATATGCAAGTTGTAGTCTTCCTAATAAGTCCCTTGCAGTTGCAGCCTTGTTTGCAAGAATAGCAACATTCACAGAATCATTGAATAAAACATAATGAAGTAAATAAGAAATGATAGTAGTCGATTTACCAGACTGTCTTGGAAGTTTACAGATAGTAAAACGATTACTATGAAACGTGCCTACCATTTCCTTTTGGAAATCATATAAATCAAAAGGAACAAGTCCCTCATCCAGAGAGACAATTTTTATATAGTTCTTAATAAAGTAAATAGGGTCTTTCATACATAACGAAAATTCTTCTACTTGTTCTTTTGTCCACTGTTGTTGTACATTAGCCTTTTTTAAATTAGGATTACCTAGATATACAGATTCACTCACTTTTCTTTCCTTTTATGAGTTTTTGTAATTCAGCAGTAGAACCCACAAACAATGCATTAGTAACATTCTTTGGTGCATTATCTGGGACTTCTTTAAGTCTCTTCATCTTCTCTTGTAAATCGCCTAATTTCTCTGTTACTTCTGCGACTTGTTTGATGAGGTTTCCAGCGACTTCGTATCCTCTTGGATGTTCTCCTTCTTTAGCAAGCTCGAGGATTCCATCAATTGCGGTACTCCCCTTCTCGACCAAAGTATAAAAAGTCTGTCTTTGATATTTGTAATCTGCTTCGATGTTAGCTTCGACTTCTGCAAGACCATCTTCCCCCAACAACTCTTCTGCACCTAACATGGGAGACTCATTAACTATAATCTCTTGTTTAGGATTATGTTCATAGTTCCAAGGTTCTTTTTGTAATTTATCTACGTCACTCACAATCCCAAGAGCCTTGTCTAATTCTTTGAGGGGATCAACCATTAATCTTGTTCTTTATCTGTACCCGTAACTGGATCAAAAACTTTTGCGTCTGTAAAAAATGAAGTTGTTTCGTTAAATCCAAAATCATCATCTGCATCAGCATTAGCAGGTGTTGGTGAAACTGTAAATCTTTGTTCTCTACGTGGAGCAGTATCTTTAAGATCAGTATATTGATCAACTTGAACTGTCTTAATAACCTTACTAGAAGTAACAGGGCCGTAAAGATAAAACTTTGCAGTAAAATCTAGTGTATATATTAATGCTCGTCTAGTTTCAAAGTCTCCCTGATAATTATCTTCATATCCTATACTATTTAATATTATAGGAATATCTCTTTTAATACCCATATCTGCCATATCATTAACTGTTAATGTGTAGTCTGGTTGAAAGTATGGAAGAATTTGTTCTACGATTTGTAGTGCATCATCTGATTGTTTAGCCATAACATAAAGTTGTATACTTAAATTATATGGGACTGGCATAAACTGTGTATCAAGTTGATCTGATTTTGCACCTTTTACTTTTTTAAACTTCTGTACTCTATTGAGTTTTCTATTAGCATCGTAAGAAAGATTTTGTATTTCAAAACCAATTCGTGGTAGAGTAACAGCAACTGTCTTTGATAGATCAGCATCTTCATTTAATCTGGTCAACCACTTTTGTCTTGGGCCATATGCAAGTGGAACTTTCATAGATTGTTTTATATCACCATTATTGTCCTTACGAACTAATTGTATATTATTAAATGTTGTTCCAAAAGCGACAATAACTTTTCTTATTGTCTCATGGTAAAATTGTTGACCTAACATTACGAACTACTCCCTACATCCCCAAATGGATTTTTTTCACTAAAATCTAGTATTGTATCATCAGCAGATTCAAACAACTCATTTTGAGCATCCTTAACACCTGATGATGTTCCGTCACCTACTATATAGTCCTCTTGTATCAAGTATTCTTCATTACCACTATCAGAAGAGTTCTCAACAAGAAGAGAACCAGAGGATGTTGTCATTACACTATCTTCGTGTGCAACAAGTAAATCTGTTTCATTTTCATGTATGATACGACCATCTTCACTTTCTAACTGTACTGCATTGACACTAGCTGTATCTGATTCCAAAGTAAATTGATGATCAGAAGATGCTACACTAATAGCTTCAATTGCATCTATTTCATCTATACCAGTTGAAAGTTCCTCAGAACTATAATCGAATAGACGGCATCTTAACTTATATACAGGATTATTATCTAACTGAAAGAAAGGTTCATCGTGATCTACAAAGTTTACTTGAAACATTTTTTTAAGTATAGGATGATATATCGCATCACCTTCGTATGGACGATCTGAATCTGTAGCTGAAGTTTCTGATAGAATATAGAAATCACTACCTTCTAAATCTGTAGTTATTGTTGCAAGTGTTCCAGACTCTAATAAAATAGAACCACCCTCTGTACTATCAGTACCAGACTCTATTGTTATTTGTTTTGTGAGTTCTTGGAATCTTAGTTTATTTACAACAAAAGTTGCTTCACTTAGGTTCTGTAAACCAAACTGATCCATCAATTCTTTTTCACCAGCAAAACC